CGACCGATCTTTACACGATCGCGACCCCCAACAAGATATTCCCGAGCTTCAACCTTATACGCCGGGAATATCGCCAGTCGGCCGAAAGCGGCGCGGCGTTGCTGATCATTGAAATTCAGGCGATAGAAGTACGCCAGAGCGCCGAAGCAGCGTACACGAAGACAACCGAGCCGAGCGGTACCGACGGCGTCAACGGCGGCCCGGTGCGCCCACAAACGCCAAGCGACCCGGTTGCGGCCGCGCTGAAGGCGGAAGCCGATGCTGAAAAAGCGCAACCTTTCGGAGTGCTGTTTTGACCCAATCGGTTATCCCCTTGTCCGCGGTGCCGGCGCAGACGGTCACGGTTTCGCTTAACGACCAGCGCGTGCGGCTGAACGCGTACCAGAAAGCTTTCGGGTATTTTGTTGACATATATGTCAACGACGTACTGATCGTCGGCGGCGTACTGGCGCACCATTTTAACCGAATTGTGCGCTCGAAATATCTCGGCGTTACCGGCGACTTCTATATGTTCGATACGCAGGGGCGCAATGACCCGCAATGGGCTGGCGTCGGCTCGCGCTACTTGCTGATTTATGACGACGCGATCTAATGACCTTCGTCAAGCGCCATATCAGCCTGAAGGTCGAGTTGGGCGAAGGGGCTTTCGGCGAAGACGGAAGCAACACCTTCGAAATTTCGGGTATCCGCGCGTCGGCGTCGATCGAGAAAACCGGCGGCGTCGATATGACGTGGTTGTCGCTGCGCGCGTTCGGGCTTCCGCTCGAAGTCATGAACAAACTGACCTTGCTCGGCAAGCCGCTGGTCGAGAACCGCCACAATACGATTACGGTCAGCGCCGGCGACGACGATAGCGGGCTGGCCGTGGTCTTCGTGGGCGTCATTTCGGAAGCGTGGATTGACCCGACCAACGCGCCACAAGTAGCGTTTATCGTTTCGGCCTTCTCGGGCCTTATCGAAGCGTCCAAACCAGTGCCGCCAGTCAGTTACAAGGGCACCGTCGACGCCGCGCTTGTCGTCGCGTCGATCGCGCAGCAAACCGGGCTCGGCTTCGAGAATAGTGGCGTCAACGTGCAGATTGCCGACCCCTATTTGTCGGGAACGTCGCTTCAGCAATTGCAAAAGATCGCCCGGGCGGGAGACTTCAATTGTGTTATCGACGACGGCACGGTCGCAATCTGGCCTATGGACGGAGTGCGCGCCGGCCAAGAGCTGCTTATCTCGCCAGATACCGGCCTGATCGGGTACCCCATGCGAACCGAAAACGGGGTCGAGCTGCAATTGCTCTTCAACCCGTCGGTTATTTTTGGCGCCAAGATCAAGGTCGAAAGCAGCCTGACCCCGGCAAACGGGCAATGGACAATCTTTCGCGTTTCGCACGAACTCGAAGCCGAGACGCCGCAAGGTAAATGGTTTACGACGCTCGAATGTTCCACATTTGGGCACGAGGTGGCAATTGGCTGACGAAGCGTACGCCGGGCTTCAGCGCCTTTCATCGGGCACTAGCGAGCATAACCAAATCGACTTCGTCGTGCGCTCGATTATGTCGGAGCAAGCGACCGCAATGCTGGTCGTCGTCAAAGCGGTCAACAATACCGGCGGGGTCGCCCCGGTCGGGCTGGTCGACGTGCAGCCGATGGTGGCGCAGCTCGACGGCAAAAGCCAAGCGACGCCGCACGGCACGATCAACAACGTTCCCTACTTCCGGCTTCAGGGCGGGCAAAACGCGGTCATAATGGACCCGGCTGTCGGCGACATTGGCCTAGCGGTCTTCGCCAGCCACGACATATCGAGCGTCAAGAATACGAAAGCGGCGGGCAACCCGGGGTCGCGCCGGCGGTTCGATTGGGCCGATGGGCTCTATATCGGCGGCTTCCTGAACGGCACGCCGACGAATTATATCCGCTTCGACGCTGACGGCAACGTGACCATAAAGCCCGCGGCGACGGTCACGGTGGAAGGCGACTTGCATTGCACCGGCACGATCACCGGGGATACCGACGTCGTCAGCGGGGCAATTCACCTGAAGACGCACAAACACCTTGGCGTCACGACCGGCGGCGGGACGTCGGGAACGCCGACGCCCTAGCCGGGCCAAATCTCTTCGCCCGGGCGTTCGGGATGGCGCCAATAGCGGCAAACGCTATCCCAAATCCAGCCGGCGGCTCTTAGGTCGTTATTGTGCTTTTCTTCGTCGATCGCGACGGCCCGGGCTTGGCGCAACATATCCGTCGCGCGAGCTGTAAACCGAGCGGTCATTGTGCGGCCAGCCATTCGCGGGTCATAGCGATATTCTCGGGCGTGGGCGATAACTTCCGCCAAATCCGGCCGCCGACGTACCAGCGCAATTGCCGGCTCGCGCCCATGCGCCCGGTCGTCTGTACGACCTTGGCGGTTCGCTTGCCGGGCGCGGTGAAGTCGGCGTTGGGGGCGGCGAGTACGATCGCCGGGAAACCGGCGCGGTGCGCCTTTACGGCCAGCTCAATTTGCGAGGGGTCTAGCGGGACGTACACGCGCCGCCATACTTCGATCTTGATCATATCGACTTCCTTTCGTTCCAAACTGAAAAACCCCAAAGCGCGAGAGCCGCGCCGATCACCGTCACGAAGGCTAGGCCAATGACGACGCCTTTTTGCCAGCCGGGGAGCGCCAGCGCGCGAGCTTTGAGGCGGGCGATCATGCCAATTCTTTCGTCATGGCGTTTTTGTAAGGTGGCTTCCCGCTCACGGCCCGCCGAGCGTTCATAACTTCCGTAAACCGGTCGCAACAGTGCATGCAGCGCCGGGCGTCTGGTGCCGCGCGAAACTCTTCGGGAGAAAGAACAAACTCAACCGGAATCGTCGCGTAGGTGCCGCGGGCGTTAGGGCGAACCTTCCCTTTGACGGCGGGCCGGCTGGCGCAAACCGTCTTTCCGTTGATCGTGGCGCGAAGGTGGAATTTCATGGGCCGTTCCTTTCAGATACCAGATACAACGGGTTGACGGCGTCGTCAAGCAAAAAGTGCATGCCGATGCGATTTTTTTACGCTACGCTCTCGCGCCATGGCGGATACCTTGCTTCTCGATCGCGGCCCTTGGGACTTGTGTATGGACGCGCTTGGCAATATCGCCATGGCGTCGGCTCCCTATTCGATCGTGCAAGACGTCGCGAGCGCGGCCCGGTTGTTCCTTGGCGAGCTGTATTACGGGCCGCCGACGAAGGGAATTCCCTACTTCACCGACGCGCTCGGCCAGCCGGCGCCAACGTCGATCTTGAAGCAAAAGCTGGTCGACGCGGCGCTGACCGTGCCCGGCGTGCTTTCCGCGCAAGTCTTCCTGACAAAAGTCGAAGAGCGCGCTATAGGCGGTCAAATTCAGGTTCGAACGGCCGCGGGGCCGTTGATCGTCACACTTTAGGGGGCTGGCCTTGTCGAGCGTTCCACGTCCAACTTTCGGCCCGAACGGCTTCATCGCGCCAGCCGAGAGCGATATCGTCGCCGGCGTCTTTGCCGACATAAACCAAGCTTTCGGCGGCGGCCTGAACGACGCGCCCGAGACGCCGCAAGGCCAGCTCTCGGCGTCGATCGGCGCGGTCATTGGCTTTTGCAACGACACCTTCGTCAACCTGACCAATCAATTTGACCCGGCGTACGCCACCGGCCGGATGCAAGACGCGCTCGGCCGTATCTACTTTTTGGACCGCAACCCGGCCGAGCCGACCGTCGTCGTCGCAACTTGCACCGGGGCGGCCGGGACGGCTATCCCGCTCGGCGCGCTCGCCAAGGCGGCCGACGGCAACAGCTACGCCAGCACCGAAGCCGCAACGATACCGCTCGGCGGCTCGATCGACATACCCTTCGCCTGTCTGACCGCCGGGCCGGTGGCGTGCCCTACGGGAGCGCTGACGACCATTTACCGGGCAATCCCGGGTTGGGATACGATTACCAACGCCAGCGACGGCGTACTTGGCCGGCTGGTCGAAACCGCGGCGGAATTCGAAGCGCGGCGCGCGGCGAGCGTGGCGCTAAATGCGGTCGGGGTACTCGGGGCAATCCGCGCCAACGTGCTGAACGTCCCCAACGTACTCGACGCCTACGCAACCGAAAACAACACCGGGTCGCCCGTCACAACCGGCGGCGTGACCATTGCCGCCCGATCGCTGTACGTCTGCGCCACCGGCGGAACCAACGCTGATATCGCCGAAGCGATTTTCCGCAAAAAGCCGCCCGGTTGCGGGTACACCGGCACAACGACGGTCACGATTACCGACGACAACTCGGGGTACGCTTTGCCATATCCGACGTACGACGTTAAATTTACCGCCGCGACGCCGACCCCGATCAAATTCGCGGTCGTCATTGCGAACAGCGCGGCCGTACCAGCCGACGCCCCGGCGCTGATCAAGGCGGCGATTATCTCGGCGTTCAGCGGGGCCGACGGCGGGCCCCGGGCGCGTATCGGCGCGACAATCTTTGCCAGCCGGTTTTACGCGCCGATCGCCGCGCTCGGCTCTTGGGCGCAAATTGTGTCCCTGAAGCTCGGCACGTCGACCCCGACGCTCGACGACGTCACGGTGCAGATTGACCAAGTACCGACGATCGCCAGTGCAGATATCGGCGTCACGGCCATATGATCGGCGAAGAAAGCCTTGCCGAGCTTTCGATAGCGGAAGGCTTCGACAGCGCCTTGCCGGCGTCGCAAGTATTCGACTGGTTTGCGACGGTTATCAGCCAGTACGCAAACAGCCCGGTCTTGCTTTCCCTGATCGAAAATATCGCGTCGCACGTTGACCCGACCGCCGACGTCGACGCCTTCTTCACGCTGGTATTCAACGTCGACACGGCCGTTGCGCATGGGCTCGACGTTTGGGGCCGGATTGTCGGCGTCTCGCGCGTGCTGCAATTGCCGTCGGTCGGCGACTATTTCGGCTTCAGTGAAAGCGGCGACGCGCACAGTTTCGACGAAGCGCCGTTCTATGGCGGCGGCACGCTGACCCAAAACTATGCGCTGTCTGACGCTGCGTACCGCCGGTTGATCTTGGCGAAAGCGCTGGCAAATATCTGCGACGGCTCGATACCGGCGATCAATCAAATCTTAATCAACCTCTTCTCGCAATACGGCAACTGCTATGTTACCGACGGCGGGAACATGACCATGACGTACACCTTCGGTTCGCACCTTTCGCAAGTCGACTTCGCGATCGTCTCGCAATCGGGCGTTTTGCCGCGCCCCGCCGGCGTTTCGGCAACAATCGTTCAGCTCTAGGGGGCCCGCATGCACAGTACCGACATACCGGCCAAACTGCCAATTCCCTTCGGCAACGCTGCGAGCGGCGGGTATATCCGGTCAATCCCGGTCGCTTCACAAATCGGTGTGACCGACGGCGCCGCGTCACTGACCGACGGCTTCGTGCCCTTGAACGCGACCCCGATTGGCGCCGGCGGCGTCCCGCCCGATATCAAGGATATGAACGGAATTCTGTTCGAAGTCTCGGGTTGGGCGCGCTGGCAATCCGCCGGCGGCCCGGTCTTCTTCGACGGAGCTTTTGCGGCCCTGATCGGCGGCTATCCCAAGGGCGGCGTCGTGCAGTCGGCAACGACCCCGGGCGTCTTCTACGTCTCGACCGCCGACAGCAACAGCACTGACCCTGAAGGCGTCGGCGCGGCCAACTGGACCCTTGTCGTTCCCGCCCCGGCGAGCAACGCCGAAACCGCCGCCGGCGCGCTGACGACCAAATTCGTCACGCCGGCCGGGCTCGCCAGCCTTCGCGCGCTCTCGGCCGACATTATCGCCGGCACCAGCCCGAGCCTCTTTATGACGCCGACGGCATTTTACGGCGCCCGGGCGACCCCGAGCGACGTTCAGGCCGGCACCGACGACCACAAGTATCTAACCGCGTACGGTCTGCTTCAAGGGCTGACGGCCGACGCTAATCATATCATCTTGCCCGGCGGCCTTATGCTGCAATGGGGCAAAGACCGCACCGTCACGAATACGACCGGCGTCGCGCATACCGTGACCTACCCGCACGCCTTCTCGGCGTCGCCTTATGCGGTTCTTTACGCTCGGTACGACAATATCGGCGGTGCCTATAACCAAAAACATATAATCATGACCGACGATACCGGCACAACGGGATTTACTTGGCAAATCCAAGACGACGATACCGGAAGCTCGGGCAGCTATATCCGCGGTTTCGACTGGGCGGCGATCGGCCCGGCGTAACGGATTGGGTCTTTTTGACCCCGATCAACGTTATGTCCTTGAACGATAAAAAAGGTTAAGGCATTATGGAACAGACAGACCGAATTGAAAGCGTCGTCGAGACGCGGACAGTTTCAAACGGGGCGGGCCGAGAATTGCAGAGAGCGGAATGGGGGGTTGTTGTATCCCTGATCATCAGCGCGGCAACGGCCCTTTTCTCGGCCGGCGTGCTTTACGGTCAGCTTCAGGCGCAAGACGCTCGGCTGACTAAGGTCGAGACGGCCAGCGTCGTTCAGCAAGCCGCGATCGCGCAGCAAGCCGTGACCGTTGCCCGTATCGACGCCAACGTGACAATCTTGGTCGACAATGCTAAAGAGCGGGGCGTGCAACGCTAACAGGGGGTGCGGGGGCATGGGCTTTTTTGTCGAAGACGCGCGTAAATTCTGGCAATACTGGTCGGTGCGGCTCGCCGCGATCGCCGGTATCGCCGCCGGATATCTGGCCGCCTACCCGGCGCAACTTCAGCAGCTGGTCGCCTACGTGCCGGAAGAGTGGCGCCCGGCCGCGTCGGTCGCGATCGGCGCCATTGTCTTCGCGGTGCCGACGATCGTTCGCATGATGCAACAGCCGAGCCCGCCGAGCGCCGATAATGATTGAGCCGGTCAAGCCAACTCCGATCGTACCGCTCGCGCCGCCGAGCGCCGACAAGGGCCGCCTGAAGGGGCCCGCGCTGGTCACGTTGATTACCGTCGTAACGGCGGCCGTCGCCGGCGCGTTGACCCAACCCAACGAAGGGTACGTCGGCAAGGTCTATCGCGACCCGGCCGGCTATCTGACGCAATGCTATGGCGAGCGCCAAGTCGACCCGAGCGTGATCTATTCGAAAGACCAGTGCGCCGCCAAGCTGCGCGTGCGCATGGCCCGGGACTACGCCGCGCCGTTGATTAAGTGCGTTCCCGACTTCGCCGACCCGCGCTTCCAATGGGCCTTTGGCGCCGCGCTCGACGCGGCGTACAACGCCGGCCCGGCTGCGGTTTGCCGCTCGCCAATGGCGCGCAATTTCAATGCCGGCAAGTGGGCTGAAGGCTGCGTCGCTTTCCGCGGCTGGTACACGACCGCCCGCGGCGTGCAGTACCCCGGCCTTGTGCGCCGGCGGAACGAAGAAACCGCATACTGTATTACCGGGGCGCTTCCGAAATGAGCTGGCTGCTCGGTTTGGCCGGTATCGGCGGGGGTCTCGGCCTGATCGGGGTAATTGTGTCGGGCCTGTGGCCGGCGTTAATTCCCGCCGGCCTAAAGCTGCTCGACAAGATACCCGCGAAGGTCGTTTACGCGCTCGCCGGCGTCTTGTTGATCGCGCTCGCGTGGCTTTGGCACGGGCATGCCGTGAAAGTCGCCTATCGCGACGGCAACGCGGCCGGGGAGACAGCGACCGACGCGAAGTGGACCGTTCAGCTTGCGGCGGCGCATAGCCAAGCGGACCAATGGCGCCGCAGTTACGATCTAGCGGCCGGCGAACTGGTCGTGCAGATAAAGGCAAAACATGATGAAACGCTTCGCAATAATCTTGCTGACGCTGACGCTTTGCGCGTGCGGGGGCCGGGAAAAGCTGCGCTTGATTGCGCCCGACCCGGTAATACTCCCCGCCTATCCAGCGCCGCCGGAAGACCCGGCGACCCCGCTCCCGACCCCGATGCTCCCCGACTTGAAGTGCCTTCAGACAACGGGTACGCCGTCGTGCCTTGGCCGTGGCTCGTCGACCGGGCCCGGGAACATGACGACGCGATCGCCAAAGTAGCGGCGTACCGGGAACGCGACGCCAAGGTGCGTACGCTGTACGAAAGCGCGGTCGCCAAGCTGGTCACGCCGGGGCCATGAAGCCGCTGTCTTTCGGGCTGTTCGCGATCGACAAACCGGCCGCTGTTTATGCGGGCCAAACCAAGTTGGCCTTAACGCCCATGGGCGCGCGAATTCTGATCAAGCTGGCCGAGCGCCCGGGCGGTGTGAAGAAGACCGAGCTGCGCGGCACGAACGGCGGCGTTCGGAAAAACGATACCTTGCGCGTACACGTCTGCGCAATCCGGCAAGCGCTACCGCGCGAGCTGACCATCGACTATCTGCCCGACGCTGAAGCGTACCGGCTGACAGTGCGGGCCTAGCCCTTCCGGTACCGACGCCCGCGCCAGCCGCCCGACGCTTTCACCGGCCAGCCGGCGGCCCATGGCGGCACCGTCGACATAATCTCTTCGACCCGGGCAACCCAAGGGTCGGCCATACCCGGCGGGGTCGGGACGGTCTTCGGTATCTCGACGACAATTTCGTCGTAAACGTGCAGCACCGTCGGGAAGCCGGCGGCGCGAAGGTTCAAGATCGCGTAGCGCAAGAGACAGTGCGCGACGGCCTGAACGATATTTTCAGTCAGCCGGCCGCCGAAGGTCGACATTTCGACCCAACCGATCATGCCGTACTTCGGGTTGCTGTTCCACGTCATGTAGGACAGCGACAGCTCCCCGGGGGCGGCGTAGTCGCGCGTCGACGGGGTCAGCCGGGGGTTGTGGTACGTAAGTTGACGACCCGACGGAAGCGTGACCAATAGCGCGTCGCGCTTGCTGTCGTACCGGAAAACGATCGGCGGCCCGTCGCGCCAGTCTGCCATGTACCCGGCTGACCAGTCGCGCATTACGGGGCGGAAGTCGGTGTCGGGGTACTGCACGGCGTTGATTGCCGCGCCTTCGAAGCCGTAGCGCTCGGCGTACCCGCTCCAAGGCGCCCCGCGCCATTGGCCGCCCCATAGCTCGACGATCGCCGGCGACGCGTTGCGCCATGCTTTGATCAGGTCTTTTATTTGCTGTTCGTCAAAGGTGCCGCTGTCGTCGAAGGCGAGCCAAGCGTTCAGCCAGCCGCCGAAACCAAGGCCCAACTCGGCGACCTTGCCAATCTTTTGCCGGTCGGGGTGATGCTCGCCGTTCGCTTCGAAATAGGCTTCGTACTCTTCGAGCGTTTTGCCGGTAATCTTGGCGGCCGACATTAGATAGATCGGCTTGCCGGATACGAAGGCGTCAATGCGCCATTGCTCGCCGGCGAGCATAGCGGTCACGACTGCCTCGATCGCGCTGTAGTCGCTGGCGACCATTTCGAGCCCGTCGCCGGCGACGAACATGCCGCGAAGGCAACCGCCGATCGTAAACATGGCGTCGCCGAAAAACCATTCGACCAGCTCTAGCGAGCGGTACGCCATAATCCCTAGGACATGGTCGACCATTTCCGGCTTCCATGCCGTCTTCGCGCCCGGCGGGGTCGGTGCGGCGCACCATGGGCAGCAATTATGGTCGGGGCGGAACGGGCGGCGGCACGCCCCGCACGTCGCGAGCTTGGGCCCGGCGCGCTGCATATTGAGCGGTTGGGCGCCTTCCCCGGTCGGGCGGCCAGTGCGCGCGCCATGATGCACGATCAGGTCGCGCAGCCGGTTATCGGCGCTCGCCATGTTTTCCATGGCGAACAGCTTTTTGACGTTCGCCGAGCCGACCAGCGCGCGTATCTCAATCGCCCGGTACGCGCGCGGGGGAAGGTCGGTGCGCGACAGAAGGTACTCGATATGGTCGGCGTCGAGACTGGTCACGCCTCTAACGCCTTGGGCCGATAGCCAGCCCTTGAGCTGTTCTAGCTCGGTCGGCTTGATACCCCCGGTCAGCTCGGCCAATTCGTCGCCGTAGCGCGCGATCGCTTGGTTCATGACCGCGATGCAGTCGCGCACCGCCGGCCTGTCGATCGCGAGCCCGCGCCAGTTAATTTCCTGATCGACCAGCCAGAATTCGCGTTCGGCTTCGGTCATGGGCGGCATGCGGTCGCTTGCTTCGCGTTCGCTCAAGACGTCGTCGTCGCAATACGAATAGAGCCCTTCCGCGTCGCGCTCTTCGCCCGGGTCGCTCGGGTCAATCCATATCCGCGGGTCGCCCTTGGTCGGCTTGCGGGGTATGCTGTAGCGGTTGAGCAGCCGGCGCCCGTCTTTGTTTTTGCGGATATCGAGCCGCAAGACGTCGCCCAAGTTTTCGAGCGCGCCGGGGTACTGATTGACCCGCGCCGTCGCCATGGAACAAGCGAGCTGGCCGGGCGGGAGCGGCGGGAAGCCGTACAGGCGTTCGCAAACGTAATGCCAGATTGCCCGCTCAAACATGACCTTGTGCGCTTCGACCCGGCCGCCCGCGGCTATCCAGTCGAACAGCTCTTGCGGGGGCGGCATGCCGGGGCGCCAGCGCTTAGGCCGTGACCAGCCCGGGAGCGCGTAGGATAGGGTCAAGACCCGCGTCGACGGATGCTCGGCGTACACCGACGTACCAACGACACCGAGCCCTATCTTATTCTGCGCGGCGCCGGGCGGGCCCTTCCATTTTTCCCCGGCAATATCCCAAATGAAGCCCGCCGCGCTCTTGGTTTCGAAGTCGATTGTCGCGTGCGGTACTCTCGCGCCGGCGTCAGCTTGGGTCATGGAAGGGGAGCCGCCGACGCGAGAGATAGGTGTTACTGAATTACCATGTAGCCATGGGCGACAAGCTGGTCGTCAGTCCAACCGGCCGCAATGTACGCTTCGTACGTCTGACCCGCCGCGGCGGCCGTCATTACCCTAGAAGGGGATATCGTCGCAGGAAGGGCAGAAGGTGAAGGCGGAACGACCGGGGGGACAGGGGACGCCACAACCGGCACAGGTGCGACCAAAGGGGCCGCTACCACCGGGGCCGCTACCACCGGGGCCGGTGCGACCAAAGGGGCCGCTACCACCGGGGCCGGTGCGACGACGGGCGCTGCGATACCGGCCGGCAAGATCGGCGTTGCGCTGGCGCCGGGGGGCAAGGCAGCGGGAGCGCCGAACGCCGTCGCGGCGTCCATACCGCCCATAATTTCCGGCCCGTACCCGGCCAACTCGATCATATCGAGATTGACGTAAAGGCCCGGGTTTTGCGTATTGTCGTTGCCCGAAATGGACCCGGCGACGCGCACGAAGTACCCGCGCTTGACCGCATTTTTATCGGTAATGCTCTCCCATGAACCGTTGTTCGGGCGCATGACCTTGGGGGCGTAGGAACTGGCGAACCGCACAACCCAATGCCCGGCAAAACCTTCCTTCTCGGAATTCGGCTTGCCGTTAGTATCGACCCCGTCGCCGTCGATATATTTCCACGAAAACTTGGGGTTGACGCAAGCGCCGCCGTTCGGGAAAAGCGCCGGCCATTCGGCCCGGGCGACCCGATCAAGCAACCCGTAAAAGGCGGAAAATTCGGCGTTCGGCTGGCCGGCGGCGTCGAGCTTGGGGAACGCGACGGCGATAAAGTACGTCGGGTTGGGTTGGCCGACGTTCGGACCCTGCTTGACGACGCGCGGATTACCTTGCTGGTCTTTCGTCTGCGCTTCGAAACAATCGCCTTGCACTAAGCGGCCGACGGGGGTCGTAAATACTTCGCGGGTCTTTGACATTTGGGTTTCCTTTCAACGGAACGTAGGGGCGGAACGGTAAAACGGCTGGTTATCGAAGTAATCGACCGGCTCGGCGAGCTTTTCGAGCGCGTTGGCGATGCGACTGATATCGACGATAAGGGTCTTCACGGCCCCTACCGCTTCGGCAAGCATGACTACGGTTTCCTGATCGGTTGGCGCCGTGCGATCGCCCCTAAGGGCGCGTTGCAAAAAGGCGTCAATTGCGCGGGTATCCATACTATCCAAACCTCTTTGCTACGTCTGCGTCGTCGAACGGGACTAGGGCCATGGCGCCGGTTGGCTTGTGCGAATAGCCTTTGACGGCTTCGGGGTCGACGCCCGCCTTGCGCGCTTGGGTCGGGGTAATCACGGCGAGCGGCTTCTTCAAGTCGACGCCGTAAATGTCCCCGAGAATTGCAATCTCTTCAGCGTCGACGTCGTCGCGCCAGCGCTCGCGCCCTTGGCTGTACTCCGCGCGCCAGTGCGGCACGTTGACGCCAGAGCGGGCCATGGAAAGGGCATGCTCTTCGAGCCCTTCGGCACGCGCCCCGAGCCGCTTCATCGCGTCGCGGATAATACGCAGCTCTAGGCCAAGCGCGGCGGGGGGCAAGTCGACCGGCTGGCCGTCGTACGCCATATCGACCAGCCGCATGGAAACGCGTTCAAGCGCCGGGCACGCGTGGCGCGCGCTACAGTCCCGGCAAGGCTCCCCGGTCATCAACATTGGCCGTTCCGCCATGGCAAGCTGCGCCGCGGTGGCGAGTTGCGCGACGTACTCGACAAGGAAGTCGCCGGTAAACTGCCATTCGCGCAGCGGGCCGTCGGGGTGATAGTTGCGGGGCTGCGCAATCGTGACCACGATCATGTAGGCCGGCCAATCACTGACGGGCACGCCGTTGCTCTCCAAGATCATCGCGGCATAGTTGATACATTGCCAATTCATGTACGCATCGACGTAGCGGTGCCCAAACTTGTTTTCCCATATGCAGAGCCATCGCGCCGCGGTATCGAGCAAATAGACGTCGGCCCGGCCGTCGTTGTTCGGGTGAATGGTTTCCGCCGCGCTGACCGGCTCTTCAATCCATAGCGCCCCGCTCGATCGCGCCCCGAACGTATCTCGGATATCCCGCAAGACGTCTTCCGCACAGTCGACCATTTCCCGGGTAATAGGCTCGCCGTTGGGGGCGGTCGTTCCGACCGGTGGCGGTGCGTCGGCGTCAATGCCAACTGCCCGCGCAACGTACCAGCCGTAGGCGTCGCCTTCGCGGCGCTTCGGGCTCTCGACAAGATCGGGATACTGCGCTTGCATGGCAACCGACCCCGGGCAACCGCCCGGGCCCCAAATGTGCGCGCTCGACGGGTTGAGCTTCAAAGTCATACGATACCTTCTTCCCTTGCGAGTACGGCCGTAACGACCGGCTCGCCAACGATCGTAAACCCGTGGTCTTTGAGCGCCTTTCGAAGAGTGTTGGTCGCACCCGTTTTCGCTTGGTCGACAATCTGCGCCATGGTGGTCGACGCGGCCCACGTCGAGCGCGACGGGATATCGACGACGACGCGCACGCGGGTGGTCACGGATGGCGGCAGCGCGCGCACTAACCGAGCCCCAACGAACATTTATACACTTCGATCATGGCTTCCATTTCCGCCCGGTCTTCGGGCCTCATTTTGCGCAAGGCCAAGACTTTGCGCATGATCTTGGTATCGTACCCGACCGCTTTTGCTTCGCTGAAGACGTCGCGGATATCGTCGGCGATACCCTTCTTTTCCTCTTCGAGCCGTTCAACGCGCTCGATCAAGAGCCGCAGCCGGTCGTCGGTCGGGGCCGCGTCGGCGGCTTGTTCGCGCCAAGTCCGGTTGTCGCTGTTATGCCCGGGGCCCGGCCCGGTCACGGCAACAGCGCTTCGAAGGCCGGGATAAGGTCGGGCCGCTTCACAAAGTCTTTGACGCTCGGAATTCCGAGCTGCGCGCAGATCGACGCGACAAGTGCGGCGTCGACCAGCCCGGCCTTGGTCTTGGCCGTCACGACCCGCATTACCCGGGCAAACTCGGCCATGGCGTTAGGCTCGGGTGCCGCTTCAGCAACAGGCGGCGGGGGCACTTCGACGGCCCCGAAGGCCGCCGCGGGGTCGGTAACGACGGGGGCGTCGCCGGCGGGCGGGGCGGGTACGGCGACCGGCACCGGTACGGCCATGGTCGCCTTCAACTCGGCTTCGACCGTGGCGAGCAAGGCCGGGTCGAGCCCGCGCTTGTTGCGCCATTCGCCGTCTTTCTTTTTGCTCTTCTCGGCCGAGTGAATTCGAAGGTCATGCGGCAAGCCGCGGCTGTCGACTTCGACGCCAGCGGGCGGGAGCGGAACGGCGAGCGCGGAGACGCGGGCCTCTTCGCCAGCGATAAGCTGGTCGGCGAGCGTGGGCGCAGCGACGGGCAAGGGAACATGCTCGTAAGTCGCTTCGATCGGCTCGGGCGGCATGGGGACCGCAGTCGCAATAGGCATGGGGGGAAGCTTGGCGGGGTCGGCGGTTGACACCGTGACCGTTGCCGGCGTGCCGAGCAAAACAGCGATCGCAGCGGCGGCGGCTTCAAGCTGTACGCGGGGGGCGTCGCCGCCGATCTCTAAATGAAACATTGCTTTTCTCGCTCCGAATGGGTTGACAAGCGGCGGGGTAAAATGGATTGACGGCGCGGTCAAGCGAAAATTTAACGGGGTACCCAATGGCCGTTCCGGTCTTACGACCTTTCCAGTCCAAGCTTAAATCCGACGTCGTACAGGCTTGGCAGCATGGTGCACGCAACGTGCTTATGCGGCTGGATACGGGCGGGGGCAAGACGGTCACGCTGGCTGATATCGTGCGCGAGCATGCCGGCGCGTCGTGCGTCATAGCGCACCGACAGGAACTTGTCGGCCAGCTCTCGATAACGCTCGCGCGGTACGGTATCCGGCACAATATCATTGCCGCCGAGACGACCCGCCGGGCGATCGCCAAGGCGCACGTCGAAGAATTGGGGTACTGTCTGTACGACCCGGGCGCCTTGTGCGTCGTCGCCAGTGTCGACACGCTGGTACGCGCCGAGCTTCCCCCGGCATGGGTCGCCAGCGTCACGCTTTGGGTCGTCGACGAAGGGCACCATCTGGTCATTGATAACAAGTGGCACAACGCGATCGGGAAGTTTACCAACGACGCGGTGCGCGGGCTCTTGCCAACCGCGACGCCTAAGCGCGCCGACGGCAAGGGGCTCGGCCGGGGGCAAGGCGGCGTCGCCGACGTCATGGTCAGCGGGCCGCCTATGCGCTGGCTGATCGACGAAGGGTACCTATCCGATTACCGGATTATCTGCCCGCCGAGCGACCTTCAGATTATGGCCGAAGCCGGCGCGTCGGGCGACTGGTCGAGCAAGCAGGGCCGGGAAGCGTCGGCGCGCTCGCATATCGTCGGCGACGTGGTCGTGCAGTATCTCAAATGGGCCAAGGGCAAGCTCGGGATAACCTTCGCGACCGACGTCGTGACCGCTACCGAAATGACCGCGGCGTACCGGACGGCTGGCGTGAAAGCCGAAACGCTGACCGGCAAGACCGACGACTATGTACGCCGGCAAATCCTGCGCCGGTTCGCGGCCCGAGAAGTCGAGCAAATCGTGGCGGTCGATATCATATCGGAAGGCTTCGACTTGCCCGCGATCGAAGTCGCGAGCATGGCCCGGCCGACGCAAAGCCTCGCGCTCTATATGCAGCAATTCGGGCGCACGCTGCGCGTCATGCCGGGCAAAGACAAAGCGCTGATCATTGATCACGCTGGCAACGTCGTACGCCATGAAGGGCCGCCTGACCTTCCCCGGGCTTGGTCGCTGGCAAGGCGCGACGGCGGGCGATCGGGCGCGAGTGGCGGGATACCGATAGCCGTCTGTACCGAATGTTTTTACCCATACCGGGCAATCCTGCGCGCGTGCCCCAATTGCGGTCATACCCCCCTGCCCGCGGGCCGTGCGCGCCCCGACCAAGTCGCCGGCGATCTTGAAGAGCTGCACCCTGACGTGCTGGCCGCCATGCGCGCCAAGGTCGAAGACGTCGACAAAGACGAAGCGACCCGGCGCAGCGAAATGGCGCTGGCCGGCTGGTCGCAAATTGTCGCCGCGCCGCAACTGCGCCACCATGCCGCCCGGCAAGACGCCCAAGGGCCGCTGCGCACCGCCATGGTCGGTTTCTGCGCGCGGGGCGCCGCGATCGGCTGGGGGTCGAGCGAAATACACCGAGCCTTTTGGTTTCGCTTCGGGGTCGACGTCATGACCGCCCGCACGCTCGGAGCGAAAGACGCGGCCGAGCTGACGCTAAAAATAAATATGACGCCGCCAGCATTTTTCGCTTGACGACGTCGTCAACCTTCTGTATTGGGTATCTGTAAGGAGAAACGATTATGCCCAAAACCCAAGCCGTGCTGCCCGATCACGTTGCCATGGAAAGCCGCATTTGCTTCGGCATTAAGTGGTTCGCGAGTGAGGAAGACGCCCACGTTTACGACCAGTATGTTCGTAAAATGGGATGGACCTATAACGGCGGCTTCTATCACGGTTGCCCGCTTGGTCGCGATCCCCGCTTCGACCGCACCGTCGACGGCGTCAAGCGATATGCCGTAACGACCTGACCAGCCCGGGGCGCTACGGCGCCCCCAACCCTGAAGGGAAAGACCATGCTCAAATTCACGACCAATAGCGCCGACCGTACGGTAATTCAGTCGATTGCCGAGCGCGCGGCTGCGATCGACGTTCAGCATAACGGTGCGAGCCGGGCGCGGAATGTTCAGCACCACGCCATGAACGTTTCGGCATGCCACGCCAACGGCAACCCGCTCGACTTGACCCGGTTGCTCGCCGCCGACGATTTCAACTTCGCGCACGACGTTTTCGGGATTGACCGGCATATCGACCGCGAAACCGGCGAGCTGCAAAACTTTTTCTCGCCGCGCTTCTCGGCTCGCGTCGACGCATGACCGACCGCCCCGACTTTACCCGCCGCGCCCGGGCCCTGCGCGCAATCAACCGGCTTGGCACCGCGTACCCCGCGCTTGCCGTTGCCGATCGTATGTCGAAGGAAAAGACCAATGCCAAAAAAGACCGCAGCTAGAACCGCCGTCGACGCCTTGCGTGACGACCCCGCAACCGGCGAGCCTTGGCCCGAGACGACCCCGCAATGGCATGATTACGTCGCCGCGGCGTACGAACTGGCCGCGTCGACACTCGGCGTCGAGTATTTCGAGCGCGCCGCCCAAGGGCACGCGATCGCCGCAAAGAGCATGCGCGGCAATGGCTGACACGACCAGCGAAGCCTACGTTCAAAGCCTGATCAGGCTCGAAGCGTCGGAACGAAACGTGCGGCTATGGCGCAACAACGTCGGCGTGCTGATCGACCGCAACGGGCGCCCGGTGCGCTTCGGGCTCGCCAACGACAGCGCCAAGTTGAACGACGCGATCAAGAGCGGCGATCTTATCGGCTGGCGCCCGCGGCTGATCACGATGGACGACGTCGGCCGGTACATCGCGCAGTTTGTCAGCCGGGAGTGCAAGCCGGTCGGTTGGAAGCCGGCGCTCTCGGGCGATCTTTTCCACCATGAAGAGGCGCAGCGAACATGGGCCGGGCTGATCAATGCCGACGGCGGCGACGCCCAATTTGCAACAGGGACAGGGACACTATGACCGACCGTACGCAAGAGGAAATCCAAGCCGATATCCGCGCTCGGGCTCGCACCGAAAGGCTGGCGAGCGAAGAAGGGTACGCCTTCAAGAAAGAGCTGCGCCAAGCTAAAATGCGTGACGCCATGGCCGCGCCACACCCTTGGGCCGGCAAGAAAGTGGTACTTCCCCCGGGAGGCCGGGGCACGAAAAACCAGCGCGGCGTTGTCGTACTTGGCGACGACGTTTACCGCGGCCTGACCAATCACCACCCGCGCGCCGGCGAATGGTATGTTCGATCGAAAGGCGGACAGGGGCGGGTTGCGTACCGCATTGGCCCTACCGTCGGCGAAGACGGCCGGTGCGATGGTTGGGAGCTTGGCGAATGACCAAGCTAACCGGCCGCCGGCTGGCGCAGCTCGACTACGTCGCCCGGCACGAAACGCCAGAATACGGCGTGATTATCCCCGCCGTGACCGCCGAAAGCTTTACCCGGCTCGACCTTGTAACCCGCGCGCCCCGGCGCCCGTTCGCCCGGCTGACCGGGACGTGCGTCATGACAACCCCCGAAGGCAGGAAACTACTCAATGGACGCTGAAAAAATTGTCACCGCGCTTGTGCTGTACGCGCTGTTCGTTACCTACGTCGCCGGGCACGCCCGCGGGCGTCTGCGTCGTTAATTTTTCTCGCTTGACCAAGCCGTCAAGCCAATCTAGGTCTTGCGCATGACACTTCCCAACCGCCTACCCCGAGAAGAACGCGCCGCCCTACAACGGGCCGAGCGCCGGTCAGCTATCCTTGGCGCCGCGGTCGATCTGGCCGCGACCAAAGGGTACCGCAACCTTGGCCGCGACGTCGTCGCCCAAATGGCCGGCGTTGCGCTCGGGTCGGTAAATCACGAATTCGGCACGATCGACGCTTTGCGCGACGCGGTCGTCGTCGAAGCCGTGCGCACCGAAAGCCTTCCGATCATCGCACAAGCGATCGTCGACGGGCACGGCGCGGTCGCCGACCTACCCGCCGAGTTGAAGAAGCGAGCGCTCGATAGCGTAACAGCTTAACCAGCTCGGCGGGGGGCACCATGACATTACCGACCGCGCTGGCGCCGCTTGCTTCATACCGGCGCTTTGTAAACTACACGCTGACGCCCGACCCTGACCGCCCGGGCAAGACGATCAAGCGGCCCGTCGACGTCAAGACCGGCTTTAACATCGCGGTCACGAACACCGCGCACCATTACACTTACGACGAAGCGGCGGCGACAGGCCGCCCGGTCGGGTTTGTTTTCAACGAAGCTGACGGCTTCTGGTTTCTCGATATCGACGGGGCGCTCGAAGAGACGCCCGCCGGGCCCGCTTGGTCGGGGCTGGCGAACAGCCTTTGCGCGCGGCTGGCCGGCGCCGCGGTTGAAGTCAGCCAGTCGGGCAAGGGACTGCACCTGATCGGCCGCGGGGCGTGCCCGGCGCATAGTTGCCGCAATATCCAGCTTGGTCTTGAGCTTTACACGCACGACCGCTTTGTCGCGCTGACCGGGCTTCAGGCCCAAGGCGACGCGGGCTTCGACGCCGGCGCGGCGATCGCCGCGATCGTCGCCGAATTCTTCCCCCCGAGCGTACACGGCGAGATTGCCGGTTGGACCGACCAGCCCGTCGAAGAGTGGTCGGGGCCGACTGACGACGAAGCGCTGATACGAATTGCGCTGGCGTCGGGCAAACGCTCGGCCGCCGCGGCGTTTGGCGGCGACGAAGCCGTGACCTTCGAAGACCTTTGGACCGCCAACGCCGACAAGCTCGCCGCGAAATGGCCGTCAAATAAAGCCGACTTCAGCCATAGCCGGGCCGACGCCGCGCTCGCCGGGCACCTTGCCTTTTGGACCGGCAAAAACCACGAACGTATTCGCAACTTAATGTGCCAGTCAGCCTTGGTCGCCGATCGTTGGACCGATCGCCCCGACTGGCTCGAAACAACGATCATGAAGGCCGCGTCGGTCGTCGGGAACGTTTGCAAGGCGCGCGAGACGGTTGCGCCGTCGCTCGACGTTGCTGCGGCGGCTGGTATCGAGCTGCGCGACGCCGGACAGGAATTTATGTCGGGCACCGACCAGCTCGGCTTTTTTGCCGGCTGCGTTTACGTCGTCGACCAGCACCGGATTTGGATACCGGCAACGGGCGATATGCTCGATAAGTCCCGGTTCGATATCGTTTATGGCGGTCACGCTTTCCCGATCGACGGCGAAAACCGCAAGGTCGTCGACAGCGCCTTCGACGCGTTCACCCGCTCGCGTATCTTTGTTGCCCCGCGCGTCTCGACGACGTGCTTCCGCCCCGAGTACGGCCCGGGCGCGATCGTGCAGGAAGACGGGCGCACGCTGGTCAACACCTACCTTCCGATCGACACGAAGCGCATTGCTGGCGACCCCGGGCCGTTCCTGCGCCACCTTGAAAAAATGCTCCCCGACGAAAGGGACCGCTCGATATTGCTGCACTATATGGCGAGCATGCGGCAAAACCCGGGCGTCAAACTCCAATGGTGGCCCGTAATCCAAGGCGCCGAAGGCAACGGCAAGACCTTGCTCGACCGGGTAATGTCGTTCGCGATCGGGCACCGCTACAGTCACTTGGTCAACCCCGACGCCATGGCGAAGACCGGAAACCAATTCAATACGTGGATACAAGGTAATCTTTATCTAGGCATTGAAGAGATTTACGTCGGGCACCGCCGCGAATTCCTAGAGAGCTTCAAGGCAACCGTGACCAACGACCGAGCGCCGATCGAAGGCAAGGGCACCGACCAGAAGACCGGCGACAACCGGATTAACGGCTTGCTCTTCACGAACCATAAGGAAGCGGTGCCGATCGACGTCGACAGCCGGCGCTACTCGATCTTTTACACGGCGCAGCAAAGCGCGGCCGACATAGCCGAAGCCGGCATGGGCGGCGATTACTTCCCCGATCTGTACGACTGGCTGTACGGCCGCCGGCGGTACCACAACTACGGGCCGAACTACGGCGCTGCGGTCGTGAACGACTATCTCGCCAGCTTCGAGCTGACCGCCGAGCTTGACCCGGCGCAACTTTGCGTGCGCGCCCCGGCGACGACGTCGACCAGTCTCGCGCTGCGCCTGTCGCTCGGGAAAGCCGAGCAAGAGATATTGGAAGCGATCGAAGAGGGCCGCCCCGGGTTTGCCGGCGGCTGGATATCGTCGATCGCGCTCGACAAACTGCTCGACCAGATTAAGGCGAGCGTGCCGCGGAACAAGCGCCGGGCCATGATGCAATCTATCGGGTATGACTATCACCCGGGGCTGATCGACGGCCGGGTCAACAACGTTGTGCAGCCCGATCACGGCAAGCCGCGGCTGTTCGTCTCGATCGGGCATTTGAGCTGCAATCTGACCGAGCCCGCGTCGATCGCCAAGGCGTACACGTCAGCCCAAGACACGACGACCGCCGGCGTCGCCGCGGCACGGTTCGGCTAGTGGACTGGCTTCCCGTCTTGCACGCCTTCGCCGGGCTCGACGCTGGAGCCATGCGGCACCCCGACGACATTTGCCGGGGCGTTCCCGACGCACTGGCGCACGCCAAGCAACTCGCCGCCGACGGGCTGTTGTTCCGCTCCCCGGCGACCGGGTATTTCCGTGCGACTGACGCCGGCCGGGAAATGTCAAAAATAATGGCCTGAAGTGCATTATTTGCTTGACGGCGCCGTCAACGCTCTCTATTCTGGTATCAGAAAGGGGAAGTTGTTATGTCCTTGTCAAAGAAAGAGCGTCGCGCGATCGCCGCCGTAATCTGCCGACTGCGCGGGGAAGCCAACGCGAACGGCGACGTGAACGACGCATTGGTTGCCGCGCCCGTCCGCAATTATCTCGAAAGTTGGGTAATCGGCGCGCTCGGCGCGCTGCTTGACGGCGGGGACCGGAACGCGTCGCTCGCCGTGTCGCTCGCCGACTACAACTGGAAAGAGGGCAAGGGACCCTCCGCCTTGCTCGCCAATCTCGAAGGGAAGTGACCATGTACCAGCACCGTTACAACAAAGACGCCGTCCAATCCGCGATCGACGGCGCCAACCGCAAGGGCGGCAAGGGCCGGATTGGCGGCAAGGAAGCCCGGCTAATCCATGCGCTCTTGAAGGGCCGGCAGGAAGGGGACGAATAACCATGGCGTTCAAATGGTATAAAGTCGCGCTTGGGCCCGGCCCGAAGCCAGAAGAAATGTATTACCGCGGCGTGATTGCCGCCGCCGATATGGATATCGCGATCGAAGTAGCTCGCCAGCGCTTTCCCTCGCTGCGCCGCCATGGCGCCGGGGCGCAAGTTATGTCGGATATCGAAATTGCCGGCATGCCCGCTTCCGCGCAACACTTCGTCGACCATGGCTTTTTGCCTTTGTGGTCGCCGCCCGGGGGCGTGAATTGACCGCCGCGTCGATCGCGCTTCGGGGCGTGAATTGACCGCCGCGTCGATCGCGCTTCGGGGCGACTTGGTCACGGTTGCCGTGCTTGCGTTGCTGATATTCAGCGCCGTTAAATTGTGGAAGGAAACCCGCTAATGGAATTCTCTCGCTTCGAAGTGTACCGCGATCGCCAAACCGGCTTTTGGACCGTGCTGGAAAAAATTGTTCGGTGGTCCCCGGTGGGAAACGGAACGGTCATGACGACCCAAGACGTGCGCGTCGTCGGGTCGCTGGTCGGCCGTAAAATGACCTACCGCGAAGCGGAAGGCACCGCGAACAAGCTCAACTCGGGGGGCGGAATATGACCAGACCCTTTGAATTCCGCGTCAGCGGCACCGTGCCGTCGAATAGCAGCCCGGTCTATCCCATGGCCGACTGGCTGGTACTAGCCGCTGATCATATCCGCTTCGAGTTGGCGAAGCGCTGGCCGCTAATCCCTTGGCGGGTTGAAGACGTCACGCCGACCAACGTCGAGCCGTGTATCAAGCTCAACACCGGCGACCCGGTCTTCGACCCCAAGCGCCCGGTAACGGTCAACGGCTTCCGCTATATCCCCGCGCCCCGATCGCAACAGGGCGTACCGCCGGCGGCCGAGACGTCGGCCATGGTGCCGCCCGCCTACACGCCAAGCGGTCTTGTCGTCGACCCCAAGCGCAGCGCCAGCCGCTACGTTGCACCGCCGCGGCCCGGGTTTTACGAAGACGGGAACGGCGGCTGTTCGTCGTCAGCCCGGCGGGAAGGGGATGAAATGGTTTGCGTCGCGCGCGGTTGCGGGCTGCGATGGGGCGCCGATGAAGAGCGGCCGCCGTGCCCGGTGGCGAACCGTAAATGACCCGCTTTTGCGTCGATTGCGCCCATCAAGACCGCGAATGGTGCTTCAGGCCGCGTAAGGTTGTTTTGGACCTAGTGACCGCCCGAGACGTGACGCCGGTCAAATCTTGTACCCAAGAGCGCGTCATGTTTGAATTTGTCGGGGGTTGCGGTCGCCGCGCGAAGTATTTTACTCCGAAGGAGAGCAAGTAATGGCCCGTCAACGCGTCAATCCGCACGATACTCGGCACGCCCGAGCGGTCGCTGTACGACAGGTACCCGCAATGACCGACGAAGACCGCAAATGGTTGTTCGAAGAATTTGAAGCGCTCGCCAATTTGGTTGAGAATGATCGGGGCTTTAGCGGCTCGCGCGCGGATACCGACGCAAATATAAAGCGGGCGCGGAAGATACTCGGCATGCCTGAAGACGGTCTATAATTTATAGCCGCGAAATACCCCGTCGCTACCCCGTACAAATAGCCGATTTACCCCGCGATACGGGGTACTCCAAGCCCTTGCTTTTGTGGGGCTTTTTGGCATTTACCCCGATACCCCGTACAAACGCTCAACTCCATGCGGGGGCGGGCGTGCGCATGCGCGCGCACACGTAAGCGATATGCGGTTGGTACGGGGTATCGGGGTATTTCTGATATTATCTAACAACACCAATAGTTTAGAGTACCCCGTACCAACGGGGTAAGTACGGGGTACATACGGGGTAAATTTTTGGGTCTTGCCGTGACCAGCAATTGCGGTAATTTACGGGCCATTATGACCGAAGCGAACAAGACCCTGCATGGCGCGTTATCGGCAAAGGAAGAGCGCTATTGTCAGCTCGCCGCCGTGACCAGTTATGCCGAAGCGTACCGGGAAGCGTACAATCCCAACCCGAGCCGGCCGTATCATAAAGATATTTGGGCGCTGAACGGGAAAGAGAAAATAGCCGGAAGAATTCGCGAAATTCAGGACGCGAACAACGCGACGATCGGCGCGACCCGCGAATGGCTGTTGCGCTGGTGGTATTACCGGATGATCTATGACCCGGCGGAAATTACCGCTTGGGCGATCGGGGCGTGTCGGCATTGCTACGGCGACGATCACGAATATCAATGGCGCGCGCACGAATATATGCGCGAGCTGTCCAAGGCTGAAGCGCTGGTCGCCCGGCGCGTTAAAGACGTCGAGCTGCCCGACATAGCCGGCGGCTTCGGTTACGACGCCACAAAGCCCCCGGCTGACGATTGCCCCCATTGTCACGGCAAGGGGGTGGGGCGCGCGGATATCGCCGACACGTCGAAGCTGACGCCCATGGCCCGGGCCGCCTTCGAAGGTATCAAGGAAACGGCGCAGGGTATCGAAATAAAAATGGCCGACAAGGGCAAGGCGGCCGAACAGTTTGCCAAGCTCTCGGGCTTCGACGTCGCGCAAGTGCGTATCATGGGCGAGAAGATACCCGACGAAGAGGGGCTTGCCGCGCTGGCGAAAGACCCGATTGCGGCCGCCGCGGCGTACAAGCGCATTATGGGGTCGACGCAGCACTAGGGGTTGACCGGGCCGTCAAGCCGTCTTAGCGTGCCGCCTCTCAACCCCGGGGGCTTCATGGCATACGAAACGCTGCAATCAATCTATCCCGCCTTGCTGGTCGGCGAGCTGCCCGCTTTGCCCGCGCACGCTTGGGTCGGCGCTGGCGAAGAGCTGCGCGAGCTGTTGCGCGAGACGGCACCGCAAGCCAAGCTTGACGACGAAGAGCTTGAACGTATCAAGCAAAGTCTGATCGACTTCGGCGCACTGGCCGCCGACGACATGACGACGGGCCTTGCCGACCTGATCGAAGTATTGCTACCCCCGGCAAATTCAGGAGATTGACCAATGAGCTATTCCTTCACCGTACGCGCCGAGCGTGCCGCTGATTGCCTCTTCAGCGCCGTTGCCGAGCTTGACAGGGTCATCGAGCAACAGCCGGTACACGCTGCCGATCGCGCCGGCGCCGAAGCAGCGATCAAGGGCATGCTCGGCGCGCTGGCCGCAACGCCCGGCGAGGGCGAAGAAGTGCAAGTCTCCGTCCATGGGTCCGTTCAGTGGAGGGGCTCGCTTGGGTCGGAAGACAACCCGGCGGTCGTTAGTGTGGCGAACGTTCAAGTCACTGTGTCGATCGTTACCAAGCTGGCCGGCACCTAACACAATGGGCCGGGGCGACGGTTACGACGAAGTGCGGCGGGCGTACAAGGCCGGCGTCGCCGCGACCGTCGCCTACGGTATCAACCGCGCCAAAGGTGGTGGGACGCCGCCCGACGCCGAAGCCTATGTCGATCGGTTGAAAGCTCGGCCGCTGGTCGCCAAGTTGCTGGAATGACCGACGCGCAGCAAAAAGCCCTGAAGTGGGTACGCGAGCGCGGCGGCGAGTGTGCCTTTGCGCGAACAGTATCGGGCTGCCGGTATTTCTTGGCGCAGGGCGATATCGGCCCGTTTACCGTCGGAACGGTGCGCGCGCTGGTCGATGCGGGCGCCGCGGAATATATCTTGGGGGCGAACGGTAAACCGGCACGCTTGCGGTTGAAGTGACCGAGCCCGCGTTCGATTGGAAAAACCCCGACTACGGTCCGGTCTTCGTCGAGCGGTTGCGCAAGCTCGAAGCGTTGCGGGCCGAGCCCGAGCTTATCCCCCGGCTGAAAACTTGGTACGCCGATCACCCGGCCGATTTTATCGAAGAGTGGGGCGTGACCGTCGACCCCCGCAACGCCGAGGTAAACCAGCCGGTTATGATGCCGTTCCTGCTTTTCCCCAAGCAGCGCGAATGGATAGATTGGACCGTCGAGCGGTGGAAGTCGCGCGAGCCCGGGCTTGCCGAGAAGAGCCGCGACGCCGGCGTTTCATGGCTGGCCGTTGCGCTGGCGTCGACGCTATGCCTCTTCCGCGACGACCTGACTATCGGCTTCGGCTCGCGCAAGGAAGAGTACGTCGACAAGATCGGGCACCCGAAGTCGCTCTTTTGGAAGGCGCGGCAATTCATAATTCACTTGCCGCCCGAGTTTAACGGCAACTGGTCGTCGCGCCGGGATAGCGCCCATATGCGGCTGTCGTTCCCGGGCACCGGGTCGACGATCACCGGGGAAGCCGGCGACAATATCGGCCGCGGCGATCGCGCGTCGATCTATTTCGTCGACGAAGCGGCGTACCTTGAACGGCCGCAACTGATCGAAGCGTCGCTATCGCAGACGACCAATTGCCGCATTGATATCAGCTCGGCCAACGGCACGGCCAACCCGTTCTATGAGAAGCGCGCCGGCGGCAAGATCAAGCTGTTCACCTTCCATTGGCGCGACGACCCGCGCAAAGACGACGCATGGTACGACAAGCAATGCGCCGAGCTTGACCCGGTCACGGTGGCGCAGGAAATTGACATAAACTATTCGGCGTCGGTCGAAGGCGTACTTATCCCGAGCGAATGGGTACAGGCGTGCATTGACGCCCATATCGCGCTCGGCTTCGAGCCAACCGGGGAGCGCCGGGGCGCGCTCGACGTTGCCGACGAAGGCAAAGACAGCAACGCGTTTATCGCCGCGCACGGCCCGGTCGTGAACCATGCTGAAGAGTGGTCGGGCAAGGGCTCGGATATCTTTGCGACCGTCGAGCGCGCCTTTGGCCTTGCCGACGATCTTGCCATTTACGACTGGCAATACGACGCCGACGGGCTCGGGGCCGACGTGCGCGGCAATGCCCGCGTGATTAACGAACGCCGCGCCGCCGAGCGTATCTCGCCGCAAAACGTCTCGGCGTTCCGCGGCTCGGGCGCCGTCTATCGCCCCGAAGCGCAAGACGTTGCTGGCCGGCTGAATAAAGACTTTTTCCGCAACGCCAAGGCGCAACGATGGTGGGGGCTGCGCCGGCGCTGCTATCTGACCTATCGCGCGATCAAGTTTGGCGACCCGGTCGACGTCGACCAGATTATCAGCTTCGACAAAGCGGCCTTGTCCAAGCCGACGCCGAAAGCCCCGCACGGCGTCTTAGGGAAGCTTTGTATCGAGCTTTCGCAGCCGACGTACCGCAAAGACGAAGTCGGCAAGATCGTCGTCGAGAAGCAGCCCGACGGGTCGAAGAGCCCCAATCTAGGCGACGGCGTAATGATTTTGTTTGGCGCAGCGCCGCGCCGCGCTATGATGGTCGACGCAGCGGCAATCAGAGAAATTTGAACATGGGGCGAATTCGGCAATTTATCGGCTGGCTTATGGGGACTTCGGCCCCGGTTGCCACACCCGCTGCGCCGGCGACGCGCGGCCCAATGCAAGTCAATTCCATAGCGCTCGCGTCGGTTGTCGGTGCGGGCGTCGGGGCGCTCAAAGCGTACGAATTGCCCGACCCGCCGAAGTGGCTGGCGCCCGATATGGCAATGGACCGCGCCGACAATTCCGGCCTGTCGATCACCGATCTATATTCTTGGGCCTTGGGCGGGTCGCTGCATGAAGGGCTCGGCTTTCTCGGCTATCCCTACCTTGCCGAGCTGTCGCAACGCCCCGAGTATCGCCGGGTCGTCGAGATATGGGCGGCCGAAGCAACCCGCAAATGGATTAAGCTGTCGGGCAACGAAGAGCGTATCGACCTGATCGAGAAGGCCATGAAACGCTTCAAGCTGCGCGATCGGTTTCGCGTACTGGCCGAGAAAGACGGTTTCTTCGGCCGGGCGCAGCTCTTCGTCGATCTTGGTCACGCTCCGACGTCGCCCGAGCTGTCCAAACCGCTGATTGCGAAAGCCAAGATCAAGCCCGGGTCGCTGAAGGGCTTTACGATCATTGAACCCTTCTGGTCGTACCCGGGGACGTACCAAAGCACCAATCCGCTCGCGCCCGACTTCTATCGGCCGTCGTACTGGTACGTCATGGCGTCGCGCGTACATAGCTCGCGCCTGTTTACGATCGTCGGCCGGGAAATGCCCGATATGCTGAAGCCGGCCTATAGCTTCGGCGGGCTCGCGCAGTCGCAAATGATCAAGCCGTACGTCGACAACTGGCTGCGCGCTCGCCAGTCGGTCAGCGACTTGCTGCACAGTTTTTCGACAATGGTATTGGCGACC